TATTAGCGGAAACGGTGTTAATAAACCATTGGGATTATTATCGGCTTCAGGAATTGGCGAAACTAACACAGGAAGTGCAACGGCTTTAACTGGTGATTCTCTTTATGCAATACAAGGCGAAATCCCAACAGGCTATAATTTAACTTGGATGTTAAACCGTAAAACTCTTAATTCTCATATTAGAACATTAAAAGATACATACGGTCAATATTTATTCGTTCCTAGCCTTGGTAGCCGTGATATGCCAAACACTATCGCTGGTTTGCCTTATGTTTTGGCTAATGATATGCCGAATGTAGGAGCTGGAACTTTCCCAATTATTCTTGGCGATTATCGTAAATGTTATTACATTGTAGATAATGTCAATTTTGAATTAATTGAAGATCCATACACTCAGGCAATTATAGGCAAAAGACGATTTATTGTTTATAAAAGAACTGGCGGACAGGTTGTTTTAACTGAAGGCTTGAGAAAGCTTAAAGTTTCAGCATAATAATTAATTTAAAAAGGAGAAAATAATATGGCTAGTAGAGACCTAAAAAACAATATTAGAATAGTAAATGCTTTAAATATTGCTTCAATTACAACCAACACCACAACTAGTGGTGTTGAGGTTGACACACAAGGTTACGAATCAGTAACATATGAATGCATGACTGGTGCAAGAACCGACGGAACTATAACCCCACTTTTACAAGAAAGTGATGTTTCAGGTTCTTATAGCGGATCTGTTGCCGATGAGGACTTAGTTGGATTAGAGGCTGATGCCGCTCTTTCAACTGCTCATTCTCGTTCAAGATTTGGATACATTGGAACTAAAAGATATCAAAAATTATCTTTTGTTTCAACAGGTGTAACAACTGGCTTAACTGCTGGTGCTTCTGTTATTCTTGGAAACCCAAAATCTAAACCAGTTGCATAAATTAATTAGAGGGGTGTAAAAGCCCCTCTTTTTATTAATTAAATTGTTTAATATGGAAATTAAAGTTTTAAAAACCACCGTAGCTTCAAAAAATCAAACTGGCACTCAATGTTTTGAGTATTTACAAGGTGAGATTTACGATATTTACGACGAATTAGCCGAAGTATTTTTAAAAGAGGGCTGGGGTGAATTAGCTATTGACGAATACGAAGATAAGGCAATTGACAATTTAGAAAATAAACAATTTAAAACAAAAAAAATAAATAAAAATGCCGAGTAATTTTCAAAACACAAGAGAATTTGTAGAATTAGTAATACCAAATGGTAGCACAACCTCCACTGCTTACGAACTTGGCGGAACTCATTTAATTGGTGTATTAATACCAAGTGCTTTTACTGGCGTTAAATTGTTTGTCGAAGGTTCACTTGATAACATTACTTTTTATCAATTATATGGCTCAAGCTCAGGAACTGCAAAAGAAATTAAAGTAGCATCTAACAAATTTATTGAAATTGAAAGTAATTACGATAACCCTTTTAATTTTATTCGTTTAGTTTCAAGTTCTGCCGAAGCAGGTGAAAGAAAAATAAAAATTATATGCAATCCATAGTATTATTAACAGATGCCACAACAGAAGTTTTGACACTTGCCGAGATAAAAACATTTTTGCGAATTGACGGCACTGATTTTGATAATATTTTGACACCATTTATCAAAGTATCTAGACAAATCGGCGAGAATATAACTGGTAGAGAATTTGTCGAAAAAGAATTTAAGTTATATCTTGATACATTCCCACAATGCAACGGAATAGAAGTTAAAAGAAGCAAACTAAAATCGATCACATCAATACAATATTATGATATTGATAACACACTACAAACATTAAGTTCTAATGATTATTATTTTACTGACGACCAGTATTATTCATCAATTTACATAAAAAAAGATAAACAATTCCCTAGCACTTACGATCGTAAGCAAGCAGTTATAATTACATTTAAAGCCGATTACCCTAACAGACCAGAAGCTATCAAGCAAGCTTGTTTAAGTGTTTGTGCCTACCTTTACGAAAACTCAGGCGATTGTGTAATTGAAAACAACTCTCTTTTTAAGTCTTTATTCTACCCCTACATTATACCACAAAAATTCTTTTTATGAAATGCCAATCAATAAAGAAAAATGTAAAGAAGATTTGCACTAGTGATTTTGATAAAAGAATTAAAATTCTAACCACTGCAATTATTCCAAACAATGCCCCTAACAGTTCGGCAACAGTTGGCTTTACAACAATAGCAACAGTTTGGGCGATGGTAAAAACAAACACAGCAAGAGAATTTATAGATGGAGTTAATATTGAAAAAGGGATTAACACTGATTTTTATGTTCGCTACAACTCATCAATACCATTAGATAAACAATTATGGATTGAGTATCAAAATATTTATTACAAGATTGTAAATACCGATAATATTGATATTGACGATAAAATTATTAGATTAAGAAGTATTGAAAAAGGCGATAAAACAATCAATGCTAATAAAAGATGATAAAAGTAAAAGAAGGTTCGCAAAATCAAAAAACATTAAAGTTTCTTTACGAACTGCCAGTCGAATTAACAAAAGCAATTCGCCAAGGTTTCTATATATCAGGTAAAGAATTGGTTGTAGATCTAAATAAAGATATGAAACAAGCAAAAAGTGGTAAAGGTTATAAAGTATATAAAGGAATTGGTGGCAGTAAATTAAAAAAACCTAAACTACACACAGCTTCGGCACCAAGCGAAACACCAGCGGTAATAACTGGTAAATTTAGAAAGTCAGTCGATTTTGCTGTTCGAGGCAACAGGGAGTTAGAGTTTGGAGCAAACGAAAATGCACCAGAGTATGCAAAATTTTTAGAAGAGGGAACATCAAAAATGGAAGCAAGAGAGCCGTTTAAAAGAACTGTTATGAAAAATAAAGATAAGATTAAAAGAAATATTGATATTAAATTAAAACAAGTGCTAGGGGGCAAAAAATGAAAGGTATTCAAGTTGTTAATAGGCTAAAAGATATTTTGCCAAAATATACAAATGATTTTTCAAGTATTATTAATGCCTCATCATTAACAAGGGCAGGTTCTACAATAACTTGCACGACGGCAACAAATCACAATTTACTAACTGGCTATTATGTAACTATTAAAGGTGCAAAAGAACCTATTGCATTAAGCACAATAAGTTTTTCTAATGGTATTGCCACGGCAACAGCATTGACAGATCATAAATTAAGCGATCCGTCTTTATTCGCTCCACAAATCTTGCCAATTAGCATTGAAATCTCAGGAGCGGTTGGATTTAATGGAACTTGGGAGCTTGTAAGTGTGCCAAGTAAATTAATTTTTACATTTAAAGTAAGTGGCAACCCTACCAATGTCAATGGTGGTTTTTTATTGCTTGATGATTACGACGGATATAATGGCTATAAACAAATAACTAAAATAACAGATACTTCGTTTAGCTATACAACAACTGGTGCAATGCAATCGCCAGCACAAGGCACAATAAAAGTAAGCACAGCAACTAGAATAGCACATTCTGCAACACCTCAAAGAATACAAGAGTTTTATACAGCAGGATTAGGCGGAGTTTTAGAAACTTGGCTTTATGTTGTTATGGGGCAAAACCAAGCTTATAGAAACGATACAGTTGTCGGTGACTCATCAACTGCCAAAAGAACAAATGAAGACTACTGGAACTCGACACAGCAAAGTTTTAGTATTTATATAGTTATACCAGCAACAACATCAATTCTTGGTGGCGATATTGCCGATAATGCCAAAGGCTATTTAAAACCAATATTAAAAGCACTAGCTAATTATATTTTTGAAAGTGATCTAACTGATGAAGAGATGCAACCTTGCCAGTATGTAGGCGATGAAGCTGACGATTATATAACTGCTACTTATACACATAGGTTTGATTTTGTAATTCAAGGCTTTATTCAAGTTGGCGATACTACCGATTATGATTTGGGAGTTCCACTACAAAGGGTCGAAGGTGTATTTATAGAGCAAGGTTTAGATTATGATTTAAATACTAGATAAAATCATAGTTTATTGCCTTGCAAAAAATTAACAAAAATAAACAATATAACTATATTAAAAATTATTTTGTTATGCAAATAAAATTAAACCAAAATTTAAGAACTCCACAGGGTCAATTACTAAAAGATACCATCATTGAAATTAACGATGAAGACGGAGTGCCAACAGATTTATTTTGGCGAAATAGATTAAAAGATTCTGCTATTGATAACTGCATTGAGGTTATCAATCAAGTTATATCAACTCAAAAAAAAGGTAAATAATGGGACAATCATTTCCAAGAGGAACATCTAATATTAGATCAGCATTAACCGCAAAAGATGCAGGCGACCGCTCAATTCTTTTAGTAGGTTGTATGATAAGTGGCACTGCTTCTAGCGGTGAGCTTAAAGAAGGTATTTTAAGTAAAAAAGAATTCAACGATTTATTCGGTGCAAAATCACAAATTGCAAAAGCTGGAAGATCTTTAATTGATACTTTATCGGTTTCTAAAATTAAGCCAAAAGTTTCTGCAATTGGTTTAACCGATAATGCTTCTGGTGTTGCGGCAACTGGCTCAATTGCTTTTTCAGGCACTGCTACCGCAGTAGGCACATTAACTATTTACATTGATTCAAAAATTAATGGTAAATACGAAATTGCTGTTGCTGTTGGCGATACTGCAACCGTAATTGGTGGTAAATTAGAGACTGCAATTACTGCTAATACTTATTCGCCTGTAACCGCTGTAAATACTACTGGTTCAGTTGCATTAACTGCTGTAAATGATGGCACACAAGGTAACACAATCTCTCTTGCTATTGATGGCTCTGTTGCTGGCATAACTGCAACAATAACCGCAATGTCAAGTGGTGCAACAAACCCTGTTTTAACTTCATTATTCGATCCGATTGTAGATAAAAGATTTACAACTATTGTTTATCCTGCCGAGTGGGGCACTTCTACATTATCAACATTTACCGAAGCAAGATTTAATGTAGATAATAAAATTCTTGACGGACTTGGTGTATTTTGTAAAGTAGATACTTATGCTAATCTAAACACTTTTGCAGATGGCTTAAACCAAAAAACACTTTGTGGTATTTCTAATAAACTAATCTCTGCAACAAAATTAAAAGGTGGAGCTATTATTGAAAACCCACTTGTAATTGCATCAATCTTTGCTGGTATTAGAGAATTAAGATTGTCAGTTGGTGCGAATGTTTCAAGTTTCGCAACTAATGGTGAAACAGTCGGTGGCAATTATTATGGTGGTGTTCCTTATGCTGGAACTCCTGTTTATAGCTTACCTATTATCGAAAGTGGCAATGATTTTAGCGATGTTGAAGCTGATGAGCTTGCAAATAGCGGTTTAACTTTATTAAGAAACAACCCTTCTAATACAAGTATCATTATTAACGAAGCAATGACTACTTATAAAACTGATGCACAAGGTCAAGTCGATAAAACTTTTAAATATGTCAATTATTTTGATACATTGACTATTATTAGAGAATATGTATTTAACAATTTAAAAGCTGATTTAATTGGTAGACGATTAACAACTGGCGAATTGATAGCTGGGCGGGCTATGATAAATAAAGAAGGTTTTATTAACCTTATGAAAAAATATTATGGTGCATTATCAGGCTATAAAACTAATAATAATAATTATGTATTGTTAAGAGCTGGCGATAGCGAATTAAAAGCTTTTGTTGATGCATTAGATCAATCAGTAGTTATAACCTTAATTGATGGCAAGATAACAGCAGAATCGATTGCTAATATCATAACACAAGTAAGAGAATTTATAGTTAATTTTACTCCAACTTTTGAATAAATAAATTTATGGCAATATTACAACAAGGCAATTTAGTTATTAACGGAACACCGATAGCTTATGAAGGTAAAGTTAAAATTGAAGCTGGCTCTATTACAAGAAATGTTTTTAGCCAAGTTAATGGCTCAAAATTAATTACTAGCGATGTTTCGACTAATATTAGCATTATTAGTGTCCCAGTAAGAGCAACCCCTGAAAATATCGAATTATTTACAAGCTTTTATAATAATGGCGACAACAACACAATTTCGTTTAGAAATCAAAATTTTTCAGGCTGTGTAATGGAAAAATTACCACAAATTGAAGATCTAGAAGTTGTTGAGTATATGTTTAAAGGCGATCCTGCAATTTAGTATGAAAGATAAAATTATTTTTGATTTACAAAATTCTATCAAAGTTCAATTTAAAGATGGTGATAAAAATTCTTTTATTGATCTAGATAAAATCTATTTGTCTGCACCATCTTATAAAGATAAGGATAAAACCTTGTTGCTAAAAAAGAAGTTTATAGAAGCTATTTTTGGTATGACACAATCTTTATCAAAACAACAAGCAAGCGAACAAATAGAAAATGAAAATGGTTTGGATGCCAAGGCTATCAAGGCTATTTTATATGCAAGCCCTAATTTTGACATTGTTAGCTATTTTAAATTGTTTGCAAACTTACTATTGAATGTTGCTTTTAAAGACGAAGAGATGAAACAACCTCTTAATTCTCTTGATATTGAAAAAATTAGCGATGAAGATTTTGAGGAGCTATTGGCTAAATATTTAGAGGTTTTTTTTATTGTTTCGTGGATGAAGACCTTAAAATAGGAGGCTTTACTCACAACAAGGTTTCGATTGAATCAATAATTTGTAATCTTGGATATTTTTATAAAGGCTCGGCTAGTTTTGAATGGCTCGAATTACAGCCAATAACAAAAATATTAAGACTTCAAAAAGAAGCCGCAAAAATCAACAAACAATTAGAAAAAAATGTTTAAAGTTTCATATATATACGATCTAATTGATAACATAACTCCTCAATTAAAAAAAATACAATCAAGTTTAGAAGCTGTATCAACTACAACAAAAAGAGTGGCACAATCAATGGCTAACTCTCTTGATAAATTAAAAGATAAATTGGATAAAATTGGCACTAAAAGTATGCAATTTGGTAAAGATATGTTTTTAAAAGCAACTTTGCCAATAAGTTTATTTGCTA